CTTATATGCAAACAAAATATTGTGAAATATCTGCTAGCTATAAGTCTGCGCTTGACCGCGATGTCTATGTGCGGAATGGTATAAAGTACCGCGCCCCCTCCAAAAAGGGGGATTGCGGACTTCCCGTTTCGCTGCAGGACTCGAGCTCACGGAAAAAGATTTTTGGTATTCATGTTGCTGGAACTGGTCTGTACGGGGCTGCGATCCCTATAACAACCAAGATGATAGATGATTCTCTTGAGTTTTATAGGGTGAATCTCGGGTATTTCCCAATTGAAGCGCAGGCTAGCACAGACCCTTGTGTTATTCTTGACCGCAGTGTCGGTTGGGATGACCTTGCGGAGGTGCCGGAGGCTGAAAGGGTCCCCGGTAAAGTCAACCTAGGTTTGGTGGACCCACCCAAAAATCCTAGGATGACAGTTATCCGCCCAAGCCCCCTCTTTAAAAAGATTGAGGGGGCACCCCCACAGACTAAACCTGCTAGGCTTACTCCGTTCAAGAGGGCTGACGGTGTGGTAGTTGACGTCGAAGCGAAAGCTGAAGCCAAGTACCACCAGACGGTTGGGAAGTGGGACTTTACCCTGGTTGATTTGTGCCAGTCCCAGTGGACTGACTCATTTCTGAATCACCCCGATTTTGCTGTCGACGATCGTGTCGGCAGAGGCCAGATCTCCTTTGAAAATGCTGTTGCAGGCTTCGAAGGGGTTGAAGGCTTTGATGGCCTTAAGCGGGGGACTTCTGCAGGTTACCCTTACTGTACGAGCACAGTTGAGGGTGGAAAAAGGGATATGTTCGGATCCGAAGGCGATTACCTCCTTGATACTCCTGGTGCCATCCAGGTTCGCAAATATGTCAACGAGGATATCGCCTTAGCAGAACAAGGAATTCGCGGCAAGCATGTGAGCCGTATGACCATGAAGGATGAGAGGAGGCCGAAGGACAAAGTCGATGAGGGGAAGACTCGTGCGATCCTGGGCGCGCCTCTCGAGTCGTCCATTGAGAATAGGATGGAAATGGGAGCTTTCACCCATGCTATGTACAATAACCGCATTAAGTGCGGTTCGTGCATTGGCATGAACGTGTATGATGAAGCCGACTTGCTCGTTGAGCACCTCGGTGAAGAATGCCGCATCATTGCCGGAGATTTTTCTGGCTTTGATGGGAAGCTACCCTATGGCCTGATGATTCGCTTTTGCGACTCTATGGACCAATTTTATGGTGACTGGGGCTCTCCGCGCTGGAAGGCTAGGAGAGTTTTGATGGAGGACATCTGTAACTCTCGTCATGTTGACTCTAAAGGTCGAGTGATTGAGTGGGTCGGCAGTAATTCCTCTGGGAATACCCTTACGTCATATATCAATTCATGGTGCAACTTGATCATGCTCCGCTATGCTACCTTGTTGATCCTCGGAATAAAGGATCCAAGGGAAGCTTACAAGTTTTTGGTGAATATTGACGACCATGTCAAGTTTGCTGTCTATGGCGACGACAATTTGATAGCCG